CTTGTACGAGTCCACGGTGAGCTGCGTGAAGGTCGCGTCCGACGCGGTGATGGACGAGCCCTCGCCGATGATCGCCGCGGTCGGGATCGCGTTCTGAATCGGGATCTTGCGATCGTCCGGGGTGACGGTGGTGCGACCGAGCTGCCGCACGATCGAGCCCTGGCGGAGCTTCTCAACGATGCGGGCCTCCACCGTCTCGGGGACGGTGTACCCGCCGTTGGCCGCGGTGCCGTAGGACATCACGCGGAGCTCGGTGTTGTCGCCGCTGCGGAGGTAGCTGCGGAACGCCTGCTGGTACTCCGATCCGGAGTTGAACCCGAAGTACGGGTCTGTCGCGGATCGGGCCAGGTGCGCGGCGGCGATCATCGAGCCCACGGGCTTCTCGAGCTCGCGAGCAGCCTTGTCCACCGCCTCGCGCCGCTTGTCGGTGCGCATCCGCGCGTCGATGGCGTCGGCGTCGGCCATCAGCCGGTCGAACTTCTGCTCGTCCTCGGAGGTGAGGGCGCGCCCTTCCTCAGTCTCGTCGAGCAGCTTCTGCGCCGCCAAGATCAGGCTGGCACGCTGCTCAAGCAGCTCCTTCGTAGTCATGTCGAACTCCGTCGTGCCAGCTCCAGCCGGCGTTGGTGCCATGCGGCTCCGCCACCGTGGCGGAGGGCGCTGTTGGTGTCTGGGTATGCGGCCTCCGGCACCACGCTGATCTCGACGAGATCGACGCGGACGAGCGTGCGGGTCCGCTGCTCCCAGCGGTCCTCGAGCACGCGGAAGCCAAACGACATCTGGCCCTCGAGCACGCCGCGGTCCATCAGCTCGCGGATGTCGTTGCCGCGCGTGGTGTTCGGCAGCTCCATCGAGAACCGCAGGCCCACCTGGTCCTCGACCAAGCTGAGCGTGTCGGGGTGACGGGCGAGCACCTCGCCGGCGTTGTGGTTCCACAACGCCCAAGTGCCGCCCCGCTTGAGGCTGTCGGCGAAGGCGCCTCGCTCGACGTACTCGGTGAACTCGCGTCCACGTGCGTCAAGCAGCGGCAGGCTTGCGCGGTTGAACACGCTCGCGTAGCCCGAGAGCGTGCGGCCCTCGGCGGTCGGGACGAAGCCGCGGCGGATCTCAAGCATCGGGCTCTTCCTCCGCCGGCGGCGCCGGCGTCTGCGCCGGTGCGGTCAGGGTGTTCGCGGGAGTAAGGGGCTCGTCCAGGCCGGGCAGCGTCGGCAAACCGAGACGCTGGCGGGCCTCATTTCGTGTGAGGAGCCCCGCTTCGACAGCGGAGCGGAGTGACGCCACCTGATCACTGAACGAGCCTTTCAGCAGGTCCTTGGTGTCCCACGCGAGCACCTGCCCAGGGGCGAGCAGCTTGCGTCGAACTTCCTCGGACCACACCGCGGTCCAGTGTGCGAGGCATCCATCCCAGTACGTCCTGGTCAACTCGACAATCGAGGCGAACGTGCTGCGCGAGTGCTCCGACAGGTAGACCACGGGCACACCAAACAGGCGAGAGACTTCCTGCACGGAGAAGTCGCGAGCCTGCATGAACATCTGGTCCTCGAGCGACTGGTTGAGCCGCTCGACGCGCATTCCCTCGCCGAGCACCAGCGGCCTGCCGGCGTTCTCGCTGCCGGCGTGCTTCGCCTGGTACGAGTCGGAGATCGTCTGGATGGCCGCCGGCGAGAGCGGGCCCGGATGCACCAGGGCGAGCTTGGGCACGCCCGCCTGTGCGTAGAGCCTGCCGGCGGTCCGGTCCATCGCACGCATGAGGCCGAGCGCCTCGCGCGAGCGTCGGATCGGCGATTCGCCCCACAGCCCGTCGAGGCCTGGCGCCTTGATGTGCAGGATGTCCTCGGGCTCGATCTGGCCGAGCACGTTGTGCGTGTAGTAGATCCCCATCTGCGGGGACGTGTGCATGCTCACGTCGCCCGGCAGCAGCGGCACCAGCTCCATCACCTCGCCGCGCCCGTTGCGGACGATCGAGGCGAAGCTGTTGCCGTAGCGGAGCGCCTGCGACGTGAGCGTGCGCCTGAACTCGAAGCCGCCCATGTAGCGGTTCGGGTCCATGCCGATCAGGTCGGCGGCGGTGCTCTCGACCTCGAGCAAGTCGCCGTCCGAGTCCACCGTGGCGGCGAACACGGGCAGCCGCCCGATGTCGTTCGAGATCATGGAAACGGCGCGGTAGACGGGAACGATGCCAAGTGCACCGTCCTCGCTGACGCGCTCGCCCGACGCGGCGGGCTCGCCCATCAGGAACAGGTTCGACTCGCTGACGGTCTTGAGCCCGAAGGCTCGCGTCAGCAGCGTCCCAAGTCGCCCCAAGAGGGCGTCCGATCTACGGCAGCGTCACCCGGTATTTTACCACATGCGCCGTTAGATTCGCCAGTTGTCGCAAACTGTCGCTTTGCCGGCTGTCAAGCGCGGCTAAGCGCCACAGTCGCCGGCGTGCAGGCGCTTAGCCCACCCCAGTGCCGTCCTCGTACATGCTCGGCGGGGCGCCTTGGTCGAGCGACCAGGCGTGCACCGCCATGATCGCGGCCACCAGAGGGTCGATCAGCCCGCGGGAGTGCGCCTTGGTCGGCCTCACGTTGCCGGCGTCATCCACCTTCGCCTGGGCGTTCGCACAGGCCGACCGCAGGATCGGGTCGCCAGAGTGCCGGACCTTGCGGCCCACCCAGAGGTTCTGCCATGTCTGGGACGCCGGCGCCATCATCGAGAGCGACTGCGAATGCTCCGCGACCGGCAGGCCCTCGGCCTTGAGCGACTCGTTGAAGTAGGCGGCCATCCAGGGGTCCACGGCGATCCGCTTGACCTGGTACCGCTTGGACAGCTGGAGGATCTCGGCGCGGATGTCGGACCAGTTGATCTCCCGGCCAGGCGTGAGGGTCATCCGGCCCTCGGACGCCCAGCGGCGGAACGGCAGCTGGTAGGTGATCTCCCGCTCTTGGGCGTGCAGCTCTGGGTACCAGTACCGCCCCATCAGGTGCACGGTGCCGCCGGCACCAGGGCGGCAGATGATCACCGCGCTCATGTCCATCGACTTCGACAGGTCCACGCCCATCCAGACCTCGCTGCCCTCGGCGATCTCCGCCGGCTCGGTCACCGAGTCCCAGTGCGTCATGTCGAGCCACTTGCCGAGGTAGTCGATCGGCCTGGCGAGGTGGAACCGGGTGAACTCGAGGCGGCTGATCGGGGTCAGCTGCATGCTCTCCCACTGCGTCTCGAGCACCTTGATCGTCAGGGCCGAGCCGAGTGACGGGTTGGCCTTCGGCCAGCAGGTGCGGTCCTCGGCTGAGTCCTCCTCGTCGATGCCGTAGATGAACGCCTGCCAGGCGTCCAGACTCAGCTCGCCGTCCAGCACCTTCTCCGACTTCTGGACCATCTCGGCGTAGACGTTCTCGGGGTTGTTGCCCGGCGTCGTGATGAGCACCCCGAGCCCATCGGGGCGGCCGATGGTCGCCGTCTCCATCTTGGTCACGAAGCGACCCTTCCACTCCGCCACCTCATCGCCGATCCAGAGCGACGGGTTCAGTCCGTCCAGGCTCTTCTCGCTGGCGGTCTGGGTGTCCATCGTGCCCTGGTCGCAGACGATGCGGTTGTGCTGGATGCACTTGGACCCGGTGGCATCCAGACGGGGCAGCAGCCCCCGGGCCATCTCGCGGGCCGTGTTGATGAGCAGCTTCGCCTGGTCCGCCTTGTTCGCGATGATGTTGACGGACCTCCCGGGCTTGCCCTGACCGAGCAGGTGGTAGAGCCCCAAGCCCGCCATCATGGTGGTCTTGCCGTTCTTGCGGGCCACCTGCAGCAGCAGCGTCCTCGTCCTAAGCGTCTTGTCCGACCAGCGCCATCCGACCGCCGAGGCGAGGACCCACTGCTGCCACGGCATCAGCTCCCAGCGCTGGCCGGCGAACGCTGCGGTGAGCTTGAGCCCCTGGATGAAGTCCACCATCCGCTGGACCTCGGCCCAGTCCATCCACAACTCGGGCCGCTCGAGGTCGCGGTTCCAGCGTTCCGCAGCGCGGCGTATCCAGTGGTTGCTAACCACGGTTCCGTCCAGCACTTGCGCCACGTGCCGCTCGATGGTGTCGCGGGCCGTCTGCATGTTATTCGGGAC